TTTTGATAATGTAGAGATTAAAACAAATCAATACCAATTAATGACACCTAATCCATTAATGTTTACCCCTGAAAGAGGAACATTCAAAGATTTCAATGTAAACGGAAAACAAACAATCAAGTTAAATACGGGATTTGTCAAAGAGGATTTCAAAGAGAATTTAACGCAATTAATGCTATCTGAAAGGATATTAATTAATGGATTACCAGTTATCATCAAAACAAAGAATATTGATCGTACAAAGCAAATAAACAACAAGATGATCAATTACACAATTGAATTTGAAATGGCATTTGATGTAATTAACAACATTGTGTAATGGAAAGAAAAGTTGCAATATACATTGAGGGGGAAAGAATCGAACTATTCAATGATGAAAAGATAGGTGTAAATTCAAGCATCCAAAATATTCAGGATGTATCAAAGGTATTTACTGATTTCTCGCAATCATTTAGTGTACCATGTTCACAGCATAACAATCCAATCTTTGAGCATTTTTATGAGAATGCATTGAATGGTACAATCAATCAAAATTTGCGTAGAAATGCATGGATTGAAATTGATGCAACATTCTTTCGTAGTGGAAAGATTCAATTAGAAAGTGTTCAATTAAAAAATAACCAACCATACGCATACGAGATTACCTTTTATGGTGACATTAGAAAATTAAAAGATAGGTTTGGCGAGGATAAATTAAAGGATTTAGATTATTCGCCATATACACATGATTATTCAGGCGCGGAAATATTAGATAGAATTGAATCAAGTACAGATTATGATGTGCGCTATCCATTGATTTCAAGCAGACGCGTATGGCAATGGGCAGAACCTACCACACCATTGGATAATATTAATACGGTAACGGGCGCAATTAAATATCAGGAATTATTCCCCGCATTAAAGAACAAGCGAATCTTTGAAACAATAGAGGCACATTATGGTATTACATTCCAAGGGATATTTTTGGATAATCCAAGATTTACTAATTCCTTTTTGCATTTCAAGAATAAGCCGGAAGTAAAGCAAGCAACCGATACATTGAATGTTGATTTCACAAGCAAAGGAGAAGTTGCGCCAAATATCATTGATTTTGCCGATAGGTTTGATTTGACAACCGATACATTGCATGTTGAATACATTGATTATTTGATAACTGATGGTACAATCAGTCCGGATCACTTTGTGACTATTTCAACATTGTACACATCATCAAGTGCAACATATCACATTGAGGTGTATCAAAATGGATCATTAGTAAATACTATTTCACCGGCAGGAACGGGTACATGGTCAATTGGTACATTTTTCAATGTATCGGGATTAGATATTTATTATACGTTTAAGGTATATGCGGATTCATCCATGGATTTAGATATGCAAATCCAATACAAGATATTCCATTACATTGATGATGGTGCTGGCGGTTATCTTTCAACACAAGATGAACTTTGGGCGGATACGTCAACGATTACTTTATCAAGTACATTGAACTTATCAGATAATGCACCTGATATGAAAGTGGTGGATTACTTTTCAGGCATACTCAAAGAATTCAATTTAACATGTTATCCATTAAGCGAGGATGTATTTCAAATAGAGCCATTGGAAGATTGGTACAGCAAGGGAAGAATCATTGATATCACACCATATGTTGATATTGATAGCATAGATATTAAGCGCGTACCATTGTATAAGCGCATTGAATTCTCACATGACAAATCAGAATCATTTATGAATCGCAAATTCATGGAATTCTTTGGGCGCGAATATGGTGATTTGGTAAATCTGTATCCATATGATGGAAGTGATTATGTGGTAAAAGTCCCATTTGAGCAACCATTATTTAATAAGTTTGAAAATATTGATTTACAAGTGGGTTATTATTTAAAGCCTGCACCCAATTATGAGCCATACATACCAAAGCCGGTAATACTATATTTTAATGGGATATCACCTGATGGATTTAGATTTGATACCGGAACGGGGATAGTATTAACAACCGGAAATGCTGTCTTTGGGCAAGATACAACATACAATAGTGTGCAATGGTCATTAAACTTTGGACAAGAAATAAGTAGTTACTATTTAACCACAATCAATAATGCATTGTATGATGTGTACTACAAAACATATCTTGAAAATTTATTCAATCTAAAAAATAGATTGACTGATTTGAAATGCAAATTGCCATTGAGAATTTTAACAAGCCTAAAATTAAATGATCGGGTAGTTATCAGGGATAAAAGGTATATCATTAATGAAATGAAAACCGAACTTACAAGTGGTGATGTGAATTTTACATTGTTGCATGATTTTAGACCTACAAAGAAAAAGAAACCATTTAAACCGGTGGCGGGTACGGTTGATCATGTCATGTTATTAGGCAACAAGGTAGTGCAAGCGGATATTGACACATCATCATCAATGGTGATTGCCAGCGAAACAACCATTTATGAGGATACATTAGTGACCTTTACAATGCCAACGAATCCCACACCTTTGTTTGATGTGGTAACGGAAGATGGATTAATAAATATTTTAACAGAACAAGGTGATGCAACCATGGTAATGGAGCCTTACACAATCATGTATGAAAGTGTATTTATTACCTATACATCAGAAAATGGGGATCAAGATATTGAGGAATTAATTTTTGTAATATGATCAAGAATATATTGGAAATGCTTTCAGTAACGGAATACTACGGGGAAAGCGAAAACATAGAAATTGCCAAGGGGAAATATGCATTGCCAAAATCAGTTAAGCAAGTATTTGAACAAACAAGGCGCGATGTAAAAATGAAATTATCAAATAGAAATGGAAGATCACAAAATTAATGTAAAGGTAGATACCGGCACATCGGTAAAAGACCTTGAAAAATTAGAAAGCGCACTAAATGATGTAAGTGAGGAAATCGTACCATTAACATCCATCATGGGTGACATGGAAGATAAATTGATGTTGATGGCACATGCCGGTGATACAACATCGGATGAATTCAAAAGATTATCACATGAAGTTGCCGGAATGCGAAAAACCATCCGAGAAACTGATGCGGGTATTGAGGCATTATCCATGACAGCATCGCAAAAATTAGGTGGTGCAATTAGTGGTATTGCAAGTGGATTTGAATTGGCGCAAGGTGCTATGGGTGCATTTGGTGCTAATTCAGAAGCCGTTGAACAGGCATTGTTAAAAGTGCAAAGCGCTATGGCAATTGCACAAGGTATTCAAGGTATAAAGGAAGCAATACCATCGTTTAAAGCATTAAAGGCTGATATATTAGGAAGTGCAGCAGCACAAGGTCAATTAACAACCGCACAAAAAATATACAATCTTGTGGTGGGTAAATCCACTGGTGCAATGAAAGCATTGAAACTTGCAATTGCAACAAGTGGTGTTGGTGCATTAGTTTTAATATTAGGTGAGGCAATATCAGCATTATCATCCTTTGGTGATAATAGTAATGAGGCTGAAAAAAAGCAAAAGGCATTAGAAAAACAGATTCGCGAGACCAATAACGAATTGAACAAAACAACCAAAGAATATGAAAGGTACATACAAGGAATTGATAATACAACACAAAGATTAATCAATCAGGCAAAGCGTAGGGGGGAAAGTGAAGAAGATATTCAAAAGATAGAAAGACAAGGTCGTAAAGATCGCATAACAGCGATGAAAGGCGAAGAAGAAATTGCAAGGTGGCGCGTTGATTTATTTAGATCACAAGGTAGAAGTATTCAGGAAATTGAGGCAGCGGACAAGGCATATTATGCAGCGCACAAAAAAAGAGTGGCTGAACAATTATCGTATGATACTTATGCAACGGAAGAATTTGTAAAATTACGCGAGGCAGCGGATGAAAGAGCAAAGGCAAGCGCACAAGCAAATGCGGATAAAAGAAAAGAGGCAATAAGCCAAATCAGAGAGGCGGAACAAGAATATAAGGATAGTTTATTAACAGATCAAGAATTAGAAATTCAAAATGCCAATAAAAAATGGGGTGAATTATTGGATCAAGCAAAGAAATATGGACAAGATACCAAAATAATTCGTGAAGCATGGCGCAATGAGGTAAACAACATTGATGTCAAATATGAGCAAGAAAGGCGTGCAGCACAAGATGAGGCAGATAAGGCTGAATATGAAAAACAAGTTGCTGAAAATGAAAAACGCATTGCATTAGAGGATCAACAATTCGCATTAGAAAAAGAATTAGAATACAAGCGTATTGAGGAAAAGGATGGTATTGAGGCAGCAAATAAAGCAAAGGAACGCGATGCATTGATAGCAAGTTATGAGGAAAAATTTGCTGTTGCCGGAGAAAATCATGAATTAGAAAAGCAATTAACAGAACAGCAAAAAAAGGAATTAGATGATATAGATGCAAAGTATGCCGAAGATCAAAAGAAGCGTCAAAAGGAATTGAATGCAGCAAGATTAGATGCAGCCAAACAAGGATTTGATTTATTAGGCAACCTTGCACAAGCATTTGCGGGTAAATCAAAGAAACAACAAAAGAAAGCATTTCAGATACAAAAGGCAGCGGGTATTGCATCAGCAACCATTGATACATATAAAGCGGCGCAAACAGCATTTGCAAGTGCGCCAAATCCAATATTGGGAGCAATATTTGCTGCATTAGCAGTTGCAGCGGGTTTATTAAACATCAAGAAAATCGCATCACAAAAATTCGATGAGGGTGGTGGTGAAGGCGGTGGTGGTGTTGGCGGTATTGCATCCGGTGGTGGTGGCGGTGGTGGTGCGCCAAGTACACCTGAATTCAATATCGTAGGCAATAGTCCGGTATCACAATTAGCGCAAATTAGTACACAGCCACAGCAAGCATATGTGGTAAGTGGTGAGGTGACAAGCGCGCAATCATTAGATAGGAATAGGGTAACAAACGCAACATTGTAAAATTTTAAAGTTTAATGAATATGAAGATAGTTGAAATGACATTGAATGAGGATGCCGAATCACAAGGTGTTTATGCGGTATCAACGGTATATTCACCGGCTATGGAAGCGGATTGGGTGGCATTGAATAAGCAATTTGTGGAATTAAAAACCATGGATGAGGAAAAGCGATTATTGATAGGTGCAGCCATGATACCTGACAAGCAAATATATCGCCAGGATAAAAAGAATGGCGAATATTACATTTACTTTTCAAAGGATACCATTAGAAAGGCATCACAAGTATTTTTAAAGCGTTCAAATCAAAACAATGCTACGTATGAACACAAGCGTGAAATTGATGGGATGCATGTAGTAGAATCATGGATTGTTGAAAATAGCAAGATAGATAAAAGCGCTGTTCATGGATTTGAATTCCCAGAGGGTACATGGATGATTGCAATGAAAGTTGATAATGATGATGTATGGTCAAAAGTAAAGGCGGGAGAAATCAAAGGATTCTCAATTGAGGGATATTTTGAGGCTGATAATTTACAGATGAGCCTACAAAATGATGAATCCATTATTGAAAAAATCAAATCAATATTAGAATCAAATGAGAAAGGCAATCAATAGTCAGTACGGGCAACAAATCCAAGAAGCAACACAAGCGCAATTTGACAAGTACGAATGTGAAGAGGGTGCATTGGTAAAAGTTGATGGAATTATTTATGTAGGTATTAATTCCAATTGGGTGCAATTGTATCCGGCAACAGCCGAGGGATTATCATTAGGATGGCAAAGATCAGATGATACGCAATACACATTAGCGAGTCCATTTAACTTTTCGGCAAATACGGAATATACAATGCCAAATGATGCTGGCAATGATGAGCAAAAAAACTTGAATGTATACAAAGGTGGCACACAAAATTTTCTATTAGAGGCAAAGGATAATGTGTACATTTTAACCATAGCATTTAAGGCGCATTTGAATACAAGCAATGGGCATATGGAATTGTATTTGACAACGGGTGGATTAACACCCTATGAAAGAAATGCGGATGTAATAATCTTTCCAAAGGGCAATGGCGTAGAACATGTGTTTTCTCGCACATTTCAATTCTATGCTGATAATGATTCAATAACAACGGGATTGCAAGTAAAATTTGAGGCATCACATGCCGGAAGCATTTATGATGTTATTTACTTTATTCAAAAGGTACAAAATTATGGATAGCAAAACACCATCAAGAACATCACCAAGGGGTGGAAAACGCGCATGCCTATGTAAGGATAACACCTATTCAAGTGCATGTTGCGATGGATCATTACAAGCACAAGGAATTGGATTGATTGATGCGATTCAAGAACAAGAAGTGATTCCCAATGTGCAAGTAGAAAACAATGAAAATGCAACAATTTAAAACCAAATAGTTAAATAGTCATGAACAAAGAAGTATTAAACAAAATGTATAGCGCCACAGATAAAGTGGAACTATCAGAGGTAAAGGTTGATTTAGCTGATAATGTTACATCATTACTTAAAAAAGGTGAAGATGGAAGAAAAATGGCTAATGAGGCAAAAATTGCAATTAATGAATTAAAAGCACAATCGAAAATTGTGGCTGATAAAGTTGATAATTTTGGTAATGGGCCGTATTTTGATGTAGTAATTAAAGGTAAGGATGTTATTGATGCAGCAAATAAATTAGGATTAGGAGATAGTCCAGAAATTAAAAAAATAATTGCATTACAAGATATGCTATCTAAATTCAGAGGTGAATTAAAAAATGGAAGCGACTATTTAATTAAATAAATAAACATGAACGCAACAAAAGCAATTAAAGAGATAAGATCACTTTTAGGATTAGAGGTGAAATTAGAGCAAATGAAATTAGTTGATGGTACAACGATTCTTGAAGCGGATTCATTTGAATCAGGAATGGAAGTATTCATTGTAACGGAAGATGGAAATGTACCATTACCAATTGGCGAATATGAATTGGAAAATGGAATGATTCTTTATGTTGAACAAGAAGGTATCATCAAAGAGGTGAAAGAAGCAATGGTGGAAGAAGAAACACCGGAAGCAGAAACACCTGAAGTAGAAGCGCCAGAAGCGGAAGCAGAAATGACAAAGGCAGCACCAAAGAAAACAATTGAATCCATAATTAAGGAAACATTGTTTTCTGAAATGGAAAAATTGAAAGCAGAAAATGATGAATTGAAAACAAAATTGGCATCACTTGAATTATCAAATCAAGAAGTGGTAAAGCCGATTGTATTCAATCCTGAAAACGAAAAGAAAAATGATCTATTTAAATTGGCATCAAAGAAAGCGCCATCGACAACGGATCGAGTAATGAGTAAATTATTTAACAATTAAAATAAAACAAGAAAAAGATGGCAACAACTTTGGATATTACAACAACTTATGAGGGCGAATTCGCGGGTAAATATATCGCAGCGGGTTTATTGAGTGCAAACACATTGGATAATGGTGGTGTAACAATCGTACCTAATGTAAAGTATCAGCAAGTAATTAAGCCTTTGGCTACAACTGATTTGATTGCTGATGCAACATGTGATTATTCAGCAACCGGTGAGGTTATTCTAACTGAAAGAATCCTTAAGCCGAAAGAACTACAAATCAATGCTACATTGTGTAAAAAAGATTTTCGTAGCGATTGGGATGCGGTATCAATGGGATATAGTGCATTTGATGTGCTACCTAAATCATTCCAAGATTTCTTTATTGCGCGTGTACTTGGTCAAATGGCTGAAGCAACCGAGCAATCAATTTGGAATGGTGTTGAGGCAACCAATGGTGAATTTGGTGGTTTGATGACCGAGGCAATTGCACAAGCGGGTACGGGAATCCCTACAGCACAAGCAATCGCAGGTACAACAATTGATCCTACAAACGTAATTGCTCAATTGGGCGATGTATTAGATAATGTACCATCAAGATTGTATGGGAATCCTAATTTGAGAATCTATGTATCTCAAAACATTGCAAGAGCATATGTACGTGCATTGGGTGGATTTGGATCA